GGTGGAGGAAATGTATCAGGATCTTTTGGTTTCCTAGATGCAAGTGCTGCATCTTCAGCATCTTTAGGTAATGATTCAGAATTCCTTACTTCAGTTCCTGCTGCTAACGTTGATCAGTTTATCTTTTCAACAGGATCATTCACTGACCCAGATTTAGAAGCAGTAAGATTATGGTCATTAGCAGGTACAGGTATTACAGCTAACTACAACCAATTTAACAAATATGATGCAACAAATGGTGTTGTAGAATTATATGCAAATAATGGTTCATTAGCTAATGATGGAACAGTTACAGTTACTTATGTTAAAGGACCTGACAACTTAAATGATGTTGGTGATTTCGAAGAAGGTAAAAATGGATCTACAGCTTCTGATACTTCAGGAAACGTAGGTACTTTAAACATTCCATCGATCGATGTTCAATTAAGATCTGACACAGTTTCTGCAAAAACACGTAAATTAAAAGCACAATGGACTCCTGAGTTTGCTCAAGACCTTAATGCTTATCATTCAATTGACGCTGAAGCAGAATTAACTTCAATCTTAAGTGAGTACATTTCAATGGAAATTGATCTTGAAATCTTAGATATGTTGATCTCTAATGCAGACACTACAGAACATTGGAGTGCTAGAATTGCAAGAGAAGCAAAAACAGATTCAACTGGTGGATATTCAACAGAAGATTTATCTTCAGGTGTATATTACACTAAAATGTCTTGGTTCCAAACTTTAGGTGTTAAATTACAGAAAGTTTCTAACTTAATTCACCAGAAAACTTTAAGAGGTGGAGCTAACTTTATGGTAGTTTCTCCAAAGATTTCTACAGTATTAGAATCAATTCCAGGATTTGCAGCTGATTCAGCAGGAGACCAGGATAAATACGCAATGGGTGTACAAAAAGTTGGTGCAATTAATGCAAGATACACAGTTTACAAAAATCCTTACATGACTGAAAATGTTATTTTAATGGGTTACAAAGGATCTCAATTCCTTGAAACTGGTGCTGTATTTGCTCCATACATTCCATTAATCATGACTCCATTAGTATATGATCCAGTATCATTCACGCCAAGAAAAGGTATTATGACTAGATATGCTAAGAAAATGGTAAGACCTGATTTCTATGGTAAAGTAATTTGTACAGATTTAGACCAAGTATAATACTTAGTTTAACTATATATTAAAGAGAGCCGCATTAGCGGCTCTTTTTTTTTTATATGTATAATAAAACGTTACATAAATGGTTAAACAAAATATGGCTAAAAAGCCCCCAAAAGGTTCTATAAGATTTTCATTAACACTTTCAGAAGAACAAAAGTTAGCAAAACAGGCAATTTTACACCACCCTTACAACTTTATTGTTGGTAAAGCAGGTAGTGGTAAAACATTATTAGCTTGTCAAGTTGCATTAGACATGTTTTTCAAAAAACAAATAAATAAAATTATTATAACAAGACCTACAGTCTCAACAGAAGACAATGGTTTTCTACCCGGTTCAGAAAAAGAAAAAATGGAACCATGGATAGTACCCATTAAATCTAACATGCGTAAAATTTATAACAAACCTCTTATTTTAGAAAAAATGGAAAAAGATGAATCAATTGAGTTATGTTCATTAGCCCATTTTAGAGGTAGAACATTTGAAAATGCAGTTGTAATAGTTGATGAATTTCAAAATTTAACTCGCTCACAATTTAGAATGGCATTAGGTAGATTAGGAAAAAATTCAACAATGATATTTTGTGGAGACAACCAACAAATTGACTTAAAAGATAAAAATTATTCAGCAATTCATGATGTTCCTAAAATTGATAATTCTCAATATGTTTATAAGCGAGTATTAGAAGATAACCACCGTCATATAGCAATAGATGAAGTATTTGAATTGCTAAACGGAATGTAGTATTTTCCATATTTTTCTTATATTTATAAGGGAATAACCTAATTAATTAAAAACAATGTCAAATATATCTATATGGCCCGGATCTTCATCATTTAGTGTAGGAAATAGCACAGCTTTTAGCTTTTATGATAATGATGTTAATTTTGCATCTGATGCCCCCAATGTAGCAAGTTGGTGCGCCCAAAGACTAGGATACCCACTTGTAGACATAGAATTACAAGATATAAATTTCTTTACAGCTTTTGAGGAAGCAGTAAGTGAATATGGTCATCAAATATATACTTTTCAAATAATTAATAACTTATTTAGAATAAAAGGAACATCTACAGGATCCGCTTTAAATCAAGTACTAATAAGTTCAGATTATGGAAATAACACGGGAAATTCAACCCAAGGTTCAGGATTATCTTATAATTTAACAGATCAAAGATTATATTCAGCTTCTTTAGATGTAAAAAGGGGCCAACAAAAATACAATTTAGTATCTAGTAGTCCAGGATATGCTTCAGCTACTATTGAATTTACAGGAGTACCATCAGTTTCTGAATCAATAACAGTTATAAACACAACAGGATTTTCTACAACAACATCTACTTTTATATCATCTAGTACTGACTCAGGAAGTATTAGTCAATTCCAAACGGGTTCTACAGCAGTAGAAGCAGCTACAAATTTATTTAATTCACTTGAAAGTGGTTCAATGAATTTAATGACTTTTAGCCTTTCAGGTTCTACTATTACTTTAACCCAAACAGCCGAAGGATCAGGGGGAAACACAAGTATATCAAGTACATTATCTAATGTAACAGCTTCTAGTTTTACAGGAGGCTTTTCAGGTTTAAATTTTGAATCCTCAGGATCACATATTCAAGCAGGAACAAAACAAATAAAAATAAAAAAAATATACCATTATCAACCTGCCGCAATTAATAGATATTTTGATCCTTACGCTGGTACAGGAACGGGAATTCAATCATTAATGCAATCATTTGGGTTTGGTAATTATTCACCAGGTGTGAATTTTATGTTAATGCCTTTATATTTTGATGCTTTAAAAATACAAGCAATTGAAATGAATGATTCCATCAGAAAGTCAGCATATCATTTTGAATTAAATTCCGGTAAATATTTAAAATTATTTCCTATACCTACAAGACCATATAAATTATGGTTTGAATATACAATGGCAGATAGTGCAACATCAGCAGCTCAAGAAGAAAGAGACCCCGAAACTGCTAAACCTACAAATATTATAACAGATATATCTAATGCCCCTTATGAAAGACCAACATATTCTTATATTAACGAACCAGGTAAACAATGGATTAGAAAATATACATTAGCTTTAGCTAAAGAAATGTTAGGAAGTGTAAGAGGTAAATATGGAACTATTCCTATTCCTGGATCTGAAACAACCTTAGACCATACAAGATTATTAAGTGAAGCAGTAGAAGAAAAATCAACTTTAATAGAACAATTAAGAGAAGATTTAGAAGCTACTACTACCTTAAAACAAGCAGAAAGAAGTACAGCAGAAAGTGAACAAACACAAGCACAATATACAGTAGACAATCCATATCAAATTTATATACATTAATGATTAAATTAACTAACATATTATCAGAAATTTTAAATACATTTCAAGTAGAAGCTGATTTGATATCAGATAGAACATTCCCTATTACAGATATTCTAAACCAAATTCGTGGTTTACAAAAAGTAACTATTGTGAATAATATTACTCCTGAAGATTATCCTCAAAAAGATAAAATAGAATTTACAAGATTAAAAATAAAATTTGTTACTAGAGAAGACCCAAAAATAGATTTAGTTAAATTTAAAGAAGATATATTAACATCAGATAGATCTATTAATGATTTAAGAATACCTGGTGCAAGATCAGTAGTTTTTAAAGAAGAAACTTTAAAAAGATTATAATGGCATTATTTGGAGGATCAAGAGACATATCACTTTTTAATAATATCAATAGTGAATTATTAAAAGATATAATTCAAACTGAAATTGCATATTATAAGTTTGCATTAGAACAAACTCAAGTAAATGTGTATGGTGAAGCTCCTGGTAAACAATATTTTGAACCTTTAAAAATAGCATGTTTAATAGAAAGAAGCGACCAATCATGGTCATCTGATGATTTTGGTTCTGATATGAATCAAACAATAGATTATCGTTTTTTAAAACAAGAATTAAAAGATATAAATTTAACACCACAAATAGGAGATTTAATATTATTTAAAAACAACTTTTACGAAGTAGATTCAAGCATAGAAAATCAATTTATATTAGGTAGAGATCCAGATTATGCACTCTCAAAAGAAACAACAGATTTTGGAAGTAGTTTTTCAGTCTTAGTTAGTAGTCATATTTCTAGGGTAGAAAAATTAAATTTAATCCCTCTAAGAAATGGAGTATATCCAACTACTACAAAAGTAGATGGAGGCGAAGCAAATACATTAGGATAAAATGACAGATAGAAAACAAATAAACCCAAGAAGACCTATTCCTGCAAAGGGGTATGATTTAGCTAAAGATAACCAATCAGCTAATATGAGAGAGGGGTTTCCAATAATAGATGGAAGTTTTCCAGGTCCTGATACTAGACCTACATCTAATAAAGGTCAACATATATCACGTAAAAAAGACACAGTACAAGATATATCAATTAACTTGCAAGACCATGATGAAGCAATAATGTATTATTTTAATAATGTTATAAAACCTTCTGTTATAATAAATGGTAATAGAACTAAAGTACCAATTATTTATGGGTCTCCAGAAAGATGGAAATCAGTTCAAAAAGATGGTTTTTATAGAGATAAAGAAGGTAAAATCCAAACACCCCTTATTATGTTCAAAAGGGATAGTGTTGAAAAACGAAGAGATTTAGGTAATAAATTAGATGGAAATAATCCTCAATTATTTTATACTTTCCAAGAAAGATATTCTAATAAAAATAGATATGATAATTTTTCTGCATTACAAGGTTTTAAACCTGCAAAAGAATTATATAAAGTAGTAGTACCTGATTTTATTAAATTAACTTACACTTGTACAATTTGGTGTGATTATGTAGCTCAAATGAATAAATTAATCGAAATGGTTAATTATACATCTGATTCTTATTGGGGAGATCCTGAAAGGTTCAAATTCAATGCAAAAATAGACGCTTATAATAATACAACAGAAGTATCTCAAGGGGATAATAGGGTAGTGAAAACAAATTTTGGTTTAACTATTCAAGGGTATTTAGTACCTGATAGTTTAAATAAAAAATTAGCTAGTGAAAATATGTTAAAATCATTTACTACTTCTAAAATATCATTTAATACTAAAATAATAAATCCTTCAGAAGCACCTAAAGATAAAGAACAAATTAGAAAAGAACAAGGAAAAAGAACATCAATAAAAACAACAGATGGAGGGGTAGGATACCAAATAATAGATAATAACAACCAAATAGCATAAAATGGCACAAAATACAAGAAATAAATTAAAATCATTTTTTCAAGTAGGAGATATTCCTAATGAAGGAAATTACATAGACGTAATGGATTCTTTTGTTAACATAAAAGATCATAATTCAGGAAGTATAATATTATCAGGTAGTTTTGAAACTACAACCAATATAACAGCCTCAGGTAACATAAGTGCAAGTGGAACAATAATAGCAGAACATATTCTTTCAAGTGATGATATAGTAGCTCAAGGTAATATAAGTGCAAGTGGAACAGGTTCGTTTGGTATTATAGAAATTTTAAGTGATGTAAGTGCAAGTGGAGATTTATATGCAAATAAATACCATTCTAATGGTTATAATTTATTACGATATCATATAAACCAAGACCGAACAATAGTTGGAAGTAAATTTAAAACCACACATATAACTGGATCATCTCTTACTCTTGGAGATACACCAGGGTTTCACGTAACAGCCTCTGGCAATATAAGTTCAAGTGGAGATGTAACAGCAAATAGTTTTATAGGTGAAGGTTCAGCTTTAACTAGTTTACCTTCTCAAACTGATCAAAATTTCACTACAACATTAAAAAATAAATTAGACGCAATAGAAGCTTCAGCTGACGTCACTGACACAACAAACGTTACAGCAGCTGGTGCTCTTATGGATTCAGAATTAACCAACATAGCAGCAATAAAGGCAATAAATCAACACCTTACAACTACTTCAAATGTAAATTTTTCACAAATTACTTTAAACAAACAAAATCTAGAAACTGGATCTGCTTTGTCACTTGTTACTACAGAGGGTCAAAGTTTTACTATTACACTTAATGAAATCCCTGGAATTTCAGGAAAATCATCATCATCTCCAATCAGAATGAGAAATGCCCAGGTCATTACTAGTTCAGTAATATTAGCAACAGTTCAGTCAGAATATTTATCAGTTAAAGTTGTTAGAGTAGGAAGTGGAACTTTTGAAATTATTTTAAGTAATGAATCATCTACGGATTTTAGTGCAACTCAAGCTAAAATTAATTTTGTTATATTTTAATAAATGGCTACTATAGGACCCATTAAATGGGAAAAAGCAAATTTTAAATGGTCTAGACAACATCAAAGTTTACCATCAGGAATTGGACCTTCATTACCTATATTTACTTGGAATGATGTAGCTTTAGTTAAATTAGCTTTAGGAGGGGGTGGTGATGAAATGCCTTGGACTGGTTGGCAAGGTGAAAAGAAAAAACGTCTTATAAAACTTATTTGTAAAGTTAAAGGTAAAACATACAAAGAATCTAAAGAAATTAAAAATTATAAAATTAAAGTATCAGACATTAAATTACTAGCAGAAAAAGTTTTGGGCATCGAAGTAATAACAGAAAATATTAAGCTTTAATATTTATTTTATATTTATAACAAAACAACTTTATGTATAAATTATTTACTGACAAGTCTGAACTCTTTGAGTGTGACATTAAATTAGAGGGTGCCAGTTTAAGTAAATCAAAAGCGCGCTTAGTAGTTGAAACTTCTGACTACTCTTTACTTTTTAACGGATCTATTAGTTCTGGTGGAAAGTGTGAAATCCCAATTAGAAAATTAAAAGGTTTAATAGATGAAAATACTTCAGGTAACATTCGTTTAGAAGTGGTTGCTGAAGATACTTTATTTACACCATGGGAAAGTGATTTTGAAGTAGATGCAAGTAAAAAAGTAACTGTTGAAGTTAAATCACAAACAACTAAAAAACCTATTGTAGAAGCTAAAGTAAAGGTTAAAGTTAAAAAGGAAAAACCAACAATTACTGAAACACAACACGTTATGAATTTATTTAAACTTTTAATAAAAGATGATATTAACGTAAGTAATATTTCATTCAAGCGTAATGAACTAAACAACATAGTAGCGACGTATCTCCAAGAAAATACCGTGAAAAACACGAGCAAAGTGATAAATGGTGTGTTAAAAGTTCTTGAAAAAAAGAAATAAAAATGGTTATAAATGGCGTTAAACGACTTAACAGGACAAAACATACAAGACACTTTTCAAAAGGTTGTCCAAACAGACGGAACTAGCTTAGCCGACGGAACAGGTAGTCTTCTTCCCCTTTCTTTTAATGGAAATGATGTAAATATTTTAGGCTCTTTAACAGCCAATGAATACATTGTATCCTCTTCTGTTACTAATATAACAGTTGCAACATTGTCAGGTTCGACTAACTTTGGTAATACCTCAGATGATACACATAATTTTATAGGGAAGGTAGCTATAAATTCAACAGCTCAAGATGCTCTTTCTACAAATGGAAATATAATAGGGGGGACTAAAATTTCCGCCAGAACAGGTTCGTTTAATGTGGTTACACTTACTGAGGGAGCAGCTGCTTATTCAGGAGAAGGAGGGGATGTAAATCTTACAGTACAAGGATTAAAAAATATATTAAGAGCCTTTTCAAATACTGAAGATTCTGTAGATATAAGGGGGTATGCTGAAGATGTAGGTTTTATTGAAACTTTTGCATCAACTAATGGAACATTTGGTACTGGTACAACTGTTATTAATAACAATATTAGTTCAAGTGGATTTGTATTAGCTAGTAATATAACAGCCTCAGGAAATATAAGTGCAAGTGGAGACTTAACTGTAAGTAATATAAATGGAACTATAAATGGAGGTAATTTTTAAATATGTATAAGATATGGCTAGTATAATACAATTAAAAACAGGAACAGGATCAGCGGAACCTACTTCTTTAGCACAAGGAGAGGTAGCTATTAATATAGACAATGGTCTATTTTATTTTGG